CGCCCCAGCGGGAGCCTCACTCTTTGTTCTGTTCCACGATGGTCTGCAATTTACTCGCCAGGTGGAGCCACATCTTCGGGACTTTATTGGAAATCGCCCCGTCACTCGGAACCGGGCATTGATACCCAGACCCGTCTTTCAGAAAGATTTGCAGATAGAAGCCGTCCGGTATCTCATGCACGATGGTACTGGACTTTGACCCCGCCGTGATCGCCCCGGCCACGACCCCGACCCCTCCGGCAATCGCACCGCCCACAACGGCCCGGGTGATCGCTCCGGTCTTCTTGGTCTTAGTATGCGCCTCTTTGACGATATTTTCAACAATGGCGTAGGAGCTTATATCCCGGTAGGAGATCAGCTTGTCGAAGAACATCATGACCTCGTTATCATCACTGAACATGATGCTGGCATTGGGATTGTAGATGCTCTTCGTCCACCCCTCTGTCCCGAAGATTTGACACCGCTCAAACAGCTTTGCCGTTTCCAGCTCCCTCCGGGCCAGCTCCACTTCATACGGGTCAGGGTCACGCTTGGCCGTCAGCTTATCCAGCCTCTTTTGTGCCTTGGCGATATTCTTCTCATTGCTGTAATTGTCATACTGTCCCATGAGGTCATACCACCTTTCTCACTTTCTCATACCATGTAGGGCGGCTGATACCGAGCTGACGGCAAGCGTCCCTGACGGTAATCAGGCCCTCCCGCTGTTTCTGCAAAAGCCCTTTGAACTCGTCCATGTCCAGCTCCCGGGCCGGACGGCCAAAGCCTCTACCGGTCTTGGCGGAAACCCGCCGCCCATTCACAACCGGCATAGCCTTGATGCCCTCAGCCTGACGCTTCCGTATCTTCTTCCGCTCCTGTTCGGCCACAGCACCCAGAACCTCAATCAAGATGTTGTTGACCATATCGGCAACCCAGTCCTGTCCCTGGAAGTCAATCAAGGTGGTGGGAATATCAAACACCCGGACGATGACCCCATGAGCCTTGAACCATTCCAGTTCCGCTTTGATCTCTTCCTTGTTGCGGCCCAGCCTGTCCAATTCCTCCACCAGAACCTCGTCCCCGGGAAGCAGGATGGATTTCAGCTTTATGTACTGCTTCCGGTTGAAGTTCTTCCCGCTCTGTTTGTCGGTGAAGATGTGGTCATCGTCCAGGTCAGGAGCATAGGCTTTCAGAGCGGCAAGCTGCCGAGCGAGGCTCTGGTCTTTGGCTGACACACGGCCATAGCCATACCTCACTCGCCATCACCGCCTGACCCCAACAGAGCGTCCAGGTCATACTTCGGGTCTTCTTTCTGGTCAATCACGATCTGGTCAGCTCTGCGGACACCGGGCTTCCGCTCCTGAATGACCACTTCGTAGCCGAGGGCAGAGAGCATTTCCACAGCACTGTTGAAGGACAGGTTGTTGCTTCTCAGCCGGGAGCTGATTTCATTGCCTCGCTCCTTCCCGAGAGCCTTTGCCATGGTGGTCAGAGAAACATTTTTGGTTTTCATCAAATCTCGAATAGCCTTGTTGATATACATGGTAATCACCTCTTGATGACACTATACACTGAATTTATTTTGTTGTCAATAGGAAGTTGAAAATATTTTGTTACTGAATATGTTTATGTACTGAATATCTTTTGTCACTGAATGAAGTTTGTGATGAATAAAGCCTTTTTATTTTTGTGGGAATTTTCGGCACTCACCCCGGCCCCGTGGCGGTGGCTATATCCCCCGGCCCCGGGTACCAGATCAACGGCCCCGGCAGCGCATGAAAGGCACAAAAAAAGAACCGCCCCGGCGAACCAGGGCGGCTATCTCATTTATTCAACTTCATAATTTCAATGATAATTTGAAAGGGCAGAAGCAAGATCAGAAGGATGATATACACCAGTTACACCGCCTTATATACGGGGATTTTAGAAAACCCGGAAAATTCATACAATTTGACTTCTTCCGGCTTGACCCCTTCATAAGCTGCAATCTCTTCTTGCACTTTATAGGAAGTGCAATAGATAGAATACCCTTCTATATCTTCCGGGCCGTCCTGCTCCGGGTTAAATTCCCCTTCATTTACTATCCATTCCGAACCCGTATTGAAATATTCCACTTCAAAAGCGGCCAGGGCTTCCCGGCTCCATTCATTGACTGGATAAAAGACTTCTTGCCAGTCACCTTGACAACAACCCCGGATAATTGACCATTGCCAGGGCTGGCCGGTCACCAGGGAAAGAACCCTTGCAATAATCTCTTTATCGTCCCGGCTTGACCCGGTGCCGTACCGGGAAAAATAGCCCTTCAAGGCGTGAATATTGCCAGTGCTGAATTTACCCTTGACCGGCTGCAATAGGTCAATGGCGGCTTCCGTGGCGCATTTATAGCCGTATTCCCGGGGACTTTCCAGAGCTTCGGAATAGCTTTCCAGGGTATCTAATACCCGGTCATATTCCGCCGTGGTACGGCTGATATAATCCCGGTTGCCGGTTACAACGATATTTTCAGGAAACATACCGTCAAGGAAAATCGGGCTTTCTTGCCATTCCGGCGCAATCTGCCTTGCATAGATCATAATTAAACCCCTTTCACATAAAAGGCCGGATAACGGCCCGTTTCCGCATTGCAGTTATAGAAGGTGAACGCATTAACCACGGTATCAAATTCCCGGGAACGGGCTACAACCGTATTAAAGCCGTCTTCCGCAATAGGGGAAAGAGCTTCCCGGCAGCAATCCGCAAAACAGCCCCACATATTGACCGGGGATAATTTCACGGCGCACAGTCTGACAACTTCCCCGGCATTATACCGCTTCCGGGCTTCCTTCCGGGTTATCCTGGTGAACCCGCCAACACTGATTTTATTCATATAGCACCCCTTTACACGAACAGGAAACGGCGGCTTGTGGTGCTTTTGGTGTACCTGGCCGCAACTTCCGGTAAATCCTTCTTCAAGGCCGTGGTATCAATACGGCAGCTTGTCACGGGCTTATAAGTGGCCTTCTGTTCCGCTCCGGCGATATGGTCAAGCCCGTTTTCATCCATATATCGCTTTAAGGTATCTTTCAGGCCGTCCAGCGTGGCGGCTATCTCTTCGGCCATTCTGGTATATTCCGCAATTTCACGCATAAGCCCGTTAAGGTTATCAGCCGCAATGGCGTTATAATCTGGCATAAATAAACCCCTTTCAGATCAGAACAGCCGGAAGAGATTAGAAGAACGGCCCACAACGGCCCCTAATTCCCCGGTATCTTTATCTTGCACAAGTCCGCCGTTAAGGCCGTAAATTCCCCGGCTATAACCGATTTTCTCATAGTGGCGGGGCAACTCTTCTGGGTCAACCGTGGTTAAATCCCGGGCCAACTTCAAGCGGATATATTCCCGCAATTCCTTTTGCGTGTACTTTCTCATTTTCTGGCCCCCTTTACCAACTCTTGATAGATCAAGTGCGTTAAAAGCTGTTCGGCCTGGCTTTCCGTGTATCTAGCCCTTTCCCGCTCCGATTGCTGCAAGATTGCGCCTAGATCAGCAACGGCGGAACGGTTATAGAAATAGCAGGTATCAAGAATGGACGGTAACCCCTGGCACCAGTCAATAAATACGGCTTCATTGGTATAGCCTTTTGCGGCCTGGTATTCCGGGGAATACTGTTTTTCTACTATGTGAGTATCAAGGATGAAACGAGCCACATTTTCAAAAGTGCAAGGCCCGGAAAACTCATACCCGCAAGGGTTGAAATGGTCAAGGATATATTGCCGGACGGCGGCCCGGGCTTCCTTGTTTGTTGTTTTCAGTGACATATTAAACCGCCTTTCTTTCCCTATGCTTTACCAACCGAACCGCAAACCGGCCACAAGAATTTTCCCGGTATTCCTTCAAACGCTTTACCGCTTCGGCCCTGGTATATTCGCAATCTTCGACTTCCCACCCGTAACCGTAATTTGTTTCAATGTCCCACCGGTCAACGGTTTTTCTGACATACGCCATAATTAAATCCCCTTTCTAAAATGTCCGTTGCCAACTGAATTTATTTTGTGCCTTTAATATACACTGAATATTTTCAGTTGTCAATAGGAAAACACAAAAAATTTTCAGTGCTTTTGCCGCCTATATAATGTGTAAACAAAAGTACACTTTACCAGACAACCGGCAGCGGCTCCGGCCTGGTACCAGATCAGCCAGGGCGGGGACGGCTCCGGCCAGATCAGCCGCCAGGGGGCCAGGGTCAGGGGGTCACCCCGCCCCGGGGCGGGATATGAAGGGAGCCGCCGACCTTCCCGGGAGGGAGATCAGCGGCTCCGATAGTCGTGGAGGCAAGTTCAAAAGTCGTGAACCATAGTCGCAAAAGTCGTGAAAGTCGTGAACCATAGTCGCAGATCAATCTTCTGCTTCATAGTCGCTGGCAGTTGCCTCCAAATACTTCTGTTGCAGCTCTTCCGGGGAAGTCGTTTCCCCGAGCTGGTTGTTGGGGGTCAACACGACCTCCTGCTTGTCCTGATAACCAAAATGGTTTTTCATCAAAAAGATTGCGGCAACGGGGTTAATCTTGCCGTTTTGGGCGTAATCTTCCATCTGAGCGTTCAAAAATTGGTACGCTCTTTTTATAAGATTACGGCTATCCTCGGGCAAAGTCTTGCTATCAACCCCATTTGCCCATGCCCATATCGTCTTTCTACTCACTCCAAAGGCCAATGCCAGTCCTGCAACACTCGGCTTCATATCATCCTCAGCACAAATGCTCAGGTACATTCCGATACGCTCTTTGACCTGGGGAGGCTGTTTCATATCCACACTGGGCCAGTCCCACATTCTCAAAGAATGTTCAATATACCTCCGGTTGTCACCCGGCTCAGTATGGACACTCATGGCCTCTG